TGCTTTCAATCCAGTTTCTGACGTTATATATTCTGCAAGTGCTGTTGCTTTTTCATTTATCCAAGTTATAACTGCTCCACCTTGTGAAGGGTCTGAGAACCAGCTGAATAAAAAGTCACCAAATGCTTTTGATATTTTATCTACAGCTAAGAATACTGGTTGTAATAGTGTTCCCCATCTTCTTTCCCTAGCAGCATTTGCCTCATCTAACGATTTCGTATTTGCTGCAGCATCTACCCCTCCATCTTTTACTCCAGATTCTCCCCCATCTTCTCTTGCTTTTTGAACTTCTAATCCTTTTTGTAATGCTCCAACTTCTAATCCTGCTGCATCTGCAATTGCTTGTTTCTGTATGATATTCATTTTATTGAATTCGTCTATACCGCCTACTTGTTCTAGTATTTCAGCAGAAGCACCAGAGATATCACCATTTAATGCTAATTCTCTTGCTTTATCAAAATTAAGCTCTTTACCAGTTAAAACTCTTGCTTCCATTTCTTTTTCTATAGACGATTCTATATCTAATAAAGACTTTGCAATTTGAGCTTGTTGATTAAGGTTTAATCCTATTTTCTTTCCAATTAAAACTTGCTTTTCTAATTCAGCATTTTGTTTACCAAACATTGCAAGTGTTTCATCTGAAGCAGAAGATATTTCTACTATTACATCTCTTTGAGAAACGTTTATTCCTAATTCAGCATTTAATTGGTTTATCTTTTTTTCTTGTAATTTTGTCCATTGGTCAAGTTCCATACCATTCTTTCTAGACAATTCATACATTGTAGAAATATGTTCTGCACCCAATCCGGCATTAGCAGCTAACTTTGCAACTAATTTATTTTCATCAGCAGTTAATTTAGGTAAGAACCCCATATCAGTTCTAATTTGTTCTATAGCACTTGCCCAAGGTTGACCATAATGAACCCAGTCACCTACCCCTTTTCCTATAGCTTGAACTTCTTTCTTAGACATATTCAAAGTTCTTGCTGTTTCTGTTAAAGAGGTAGAAAATTCTTTCGTTGCATTTTTAGCTTTGTTATATAAAGACATAAATAATGCAATACCAGCAATTAGAATACCAGTTAATAAAGCTTTTATAATTCCGAAGGCAGCACTAAAACCTCTTTTCAAAATATTACCACTTTTACTAGTAAAATCTGTTATAGTTTTCTTCATACCTTCAGCAGCTTTAGAAATACCCTCTGATAAGGCTTCTCCTATAATTGGTATCTTTTTTGCATGCTTTTGTAGAGATTCAGACATCGAATCTATTCGTTCGTTTGCTTTATTTATATGTTGGGTAGCTTCTTCCCAAGTACCAGCTATTTTTTCTACCTTTGCGGTTTGACCTTCTATGGCTGCGTCTATTTTTCTAAGCTTTGCTAACTGCGAGTCATACTCAGGACCTTGCTGTTCTATAGTATCAAGGATTGCTAATTCCTTTTGATACCTAGATTCCAGCTTTTTTAGGTTCTTTTCCGCTCCTTCGAGACCTGCAGGTTTTTTAGCCATTAGTTAACCTCTATACTTCCATTTTCCAGCCATCGCCGTAAATTTTTTGCATTATTTTTGCATAATCTTCTGCAACTTCTTTTTGTGACTTGTTTAAGTCATCCATAGCTTTTCTAACTTCAGGGTCTTTTCTCATCTGCTTTATCTTCTTCCATTCTTTCCCTGCACCAGAAGCAAATACTATTGCCTTTCCTAGTAGTTTACTGAATAAGCCTTCTTGGATGATTTCTTCTTGTAGTGTAGTTTTTGACATTTACAATTCTCCTATAGATGTTATATTCTTTTAATATAAATATCTAGGAGGACTGAATTTGACCAGCTTGTTTATAACGTTCATAGGCTGCATTTTGAGCTTGGTCTTCATTATCCGACTGTTCATTTTCTGCTTTCTTCCATTCAGTGTATTCTTTCAGGTAAAAGTTTCTCATGTGAACTGGTAAAGTATACAAAGTGTCAAAATCGAAGCCACTTTTATATATCAATACAAAAATTGTCTTATGTAAGTTCTGCTTATATTCCGGAGTCAGGCCAAAAAAAGCTAACTTCAATGGGTATTTCCATCTCCCTTTCGTCTCCTGTCACGTCTGAGACAAAAGTTATAGACATATCGATATCAGGTTGAAGTTCTTTGATAAAAGCTCTGAATTGTCTAGATTCCATTGCTAATAAATCATTATCTACAAATTTAGATATTGCATTAGGGTCGTCATTTCCATCTATTGCAATAATAATATTTTTGTATCTAGTTGTTAAGCTTCTATCAGTTTTATCTTTTAATCTTTTTTGCTTTTTAGCTAAATCTTTCAAAGCATAGTCTATTTTTTTCTCAGTACCATGGGTCATTAACTTAAACTTGATAGTTTTCTTAGATACAGGAGATTTCCATTCAAAAGTGTTTTGATTAGGATTATCTAATATAGTTTGATGTAAAGGTTTATCTTCTATTTCTGTTAAATCTATATTCATAGTTTGAGTATCTTCTGGAGAGAAAGGGTCTGTTACTGTAATTTCATAATCTTTACCGTATCCCAATACTCTTGCTGCAACCATAACGGCATTTTTATCACCAACTAATAAGTCGTTATATTTTACTTGTTGCCCTTCTCCATTAGATATAATCATTTCCTTGAATAATTTATCTAATACAATTCCTTGTTGTATATAAGACTGTGTTGTAAGAATATCTTCTTCTTTAGCAGTCATATATTTAATTTCTAATTTCCCTGAAGATAATGGATTATCCTCTGGATATGGTATACCTTTTGAAGGTAAGTCAATAATTTCTGTTGGAAATTTCTGTTCTTTTACTAAAGCTTGTTTAGTAGTGAAATTAGCCTCTTCAGCTAATTGGTCTTTTAAGTCTTTGTCAGACATTCGTGTTGGTTTATCACTCATAATAACCTTTCCCTTTATTTTATAACGTTATTTAATCTTCATATATAATAAATATGAAGAAAACAGAAAAAGACTCAATTATATGAGCCTCTTTCTATTTCTTACTTTTTTTAGTATGTGAATACTAGAATATGAGTTGTGGTATTGTCAGAATCAGCTGATTTTATAGAGCAAGGTTGAATTTTTCCATTCATATCTGTTCCATTTATTGCTATAGTCTGACCATCCCTTGTTACTACAGTTCCTGCACAACTTGAGCCTGATACTGAAAAACCTATATTCGATGCTAAGTCTGTGACATTAGCATTAGTTACTACCGTTATACCTGTTGCTGTAATACCCATAGTTTAATTCTCCTAGTATTGTAGTATAGCATAATCATAAGCTACACCAACTGCTATTTCCATTGCTGAATCAGATGACCAATCTAAGTCTCCAAACCCTGCAGAGGTAACGAAGGCACCCTTAAGTGTCCATTCTTCAACTTTATCTCCTACAGGACCTAAAACGTTAATTGTAATCTCTTTCTTGTAAAAATCAGCATATCCAGCTCTACCTGTTACAGATTCATATCCCAATCTTACCCATTCCATAACTGCCTGTGCACCTGATGGTACGATAGGGTCATACAATGTTAATGAGATATCATCCCAAGTAGCTTTACCTTGAATTTTTCTTTGAGTATTTACATGGTCCATAGTTATAGTATTAAATTTAACCGAAGGTCTTGAAGCTTTCTTAATTAAGAAAGAAGGAACTCCGTCTAAGTATAATACATATCTATTTGCTACCTTTGGTTGAAAGGCCGTAAACATCATTTCATTTGGGTCTATTAAGTTCGCCATGTTTTATTCTCCTCTTTATTATAAATATCTATTAGTCTCCAAAAGTAGCACCAGTTGGCATTATATTAAAGTCAACTACTATGAATTCAGCAGCTTTTGCTGGTTGAATAAATATTTCACCTTTCATGATATTTCTATCAATTATATCAGGAGTATTATTTGATTCATCCATAATAACTCTAAATGCATATAAACCTTGTTGTTGCTGAACTGATTCCATATATGGATTAACTGTACTTAAGAATCTATTTCTTGTTTGAGTTGTATTGTTCTCGAATACTAAATATTTAGTAGTAGAAGCAATAAATTTCTTAAGGTTAATTAACAATCTTCTTACGTTTACTCTATCTAATGCTGTTGGTCTCTTTTGAAGAGTTTTCTGTCCCCAAACTACAACCCCTTGACCAGGGAATGTTGCAAGTGGATT